CCCCGCGTGGGCGCGTGGATTTAAACCTTGTGTTCTTCCTGATGGCACATGCCACATAAGCTTTCCAGGTTGTCTTCTAAATTGTTTCTCGGATTACGATCCCGATGATGCACCAACACGGCAATGGTTATCTTCCCGTTCTTCTCACAGCGTTCACATAGCGGATTCTCCGACAGCTTCATGTTTCTCACTTTGTGCCAATTCCAAGTATATCCCCGCTCCGTAGCTGTCCCCCGTTTTTCATCTTGCCTGTTTCTATAGTTTTTTTCAACCACTTTTTGATGCTCTTCACAGTAGCCGGTTTGCGACAATTTCCGGCAGCCGGGATGCTTGCATGGTTTAAGGGGTTTCATTGCATCGGAAACCGATATGCAATATAACACAACAACAGAAAGCCTGCAATTGCGAGTGGTACAGCTATAAGTATCCCTAATGCTATTTTGAGTACGTTTTTCATGTGGTTGCCTCCTTTCGTTTTTAGTCGTCCATTCAGATGCAAGGACCTGGCAGGCGTGATCACCTCACTTATTCAGCGCTTCGGCCAGAAGCAGTATCGCGGCATTCTCTTGTGCGGTCATTGTTCATCCCTTCCTGCTCTTCAAGAGCTTCTTCCAATTTCTTAATTTCATCTTGCGTTAATTCAATTAGTTGTTTTTTCATGTATATTCTACGCTTCAACAATTCTTTTTCTTCAATCGTCATCGTCGGCCTCCTTATATTCGTGCCTTATTTTTGAAATGCTGCGTCCGTGCGTCAAAAATGACATCAAACCGCCCTGTTTCCCCGTTGCGGTGCTTGGCAATATCTATTTCCGCGATTCCCCGATGTGGATTATCCTCTGCTTTGTTATAAATTTCGTCCCTATAAATAAATATTATAATATCCGCGTCCTGCTCGATGGCACCGGATTCCCTGAGATCGGAAAGCATTGGCCGCTTGTTTGGCCTGCTGTCAACCTGACGATTCAGTTGGCTCAACCCGATGACTGGGATCGCTAATTCGCGTGCAATCGCCTTTAGCGTCCTGCTGATCTCTGCAACTGCCTGTTCCCGACTTTCATGTTTCCCAGCAGGGCAGACAAGCTGAATGTAATCGACGATCAAAAGACCCAACCCCTGTTCTTTTTTTAATTTACGCGCTTTAGCCCTGATTTCCGTAAGTGTAATATCTGCTCTGTCGTCTATAAAAATAGGCCAGTGCGATATTGATTCCGTAGCATGGACAGCTGATGACCATTGTGTTTCGGCTAATTGCCCCCTTCTGAGGATTCGCGAATTGATCCCCGACTCCCGAGAGATGATCCTGGTCATAACAGATTCAGCCGGCATCTCCAAGCTAAACAGTAGTACCGATACTCCACTTGCTGCCACCGTTGCCGCGATATTATCGGCCAACGCTGACTTTCCCATGCCTGGGCGGCCTGCTATGATGATCAGGTCACCAGAAATCAGTCCGGAAGTTGCTGAATCCAAGTCGCAAAGTCCTGTTGGATGCCCAATCAGGGAGAATTTGTTTTGATAGCGATATTCAATCCCGGCGAATGTTTTCTTGCAAATTTCTCTTGCGTTTTGAAGTGTATCTGATCCTTTGGTCAACGATAAATTCAATATCGTTTTTTGAGCTTCTTCGAGTTTTGTCTTGCTGTTTTCTGATGGATCATAAACAGCTTCAATCATTCTCTGAGACTCCGCAATTATCTGGCGCTCAATAGATTTTTCCCTGACGATCTGCTCGTATGATCCGACAGATGCCGGAGAAATGACAGCATCTATTGTCTCAGAGATATACGCCGGGCCACCGCATTTTTTCATATTTCCTGCTGTTGAAATACCTTCGCAAACCGTTACTAAATCAGCAACACGGCCACTGTTCACAATATCCATAATTGCCGTAAATATTATTTTATTTGCCGTCGAGTAAAAATCATCAGGAGATAAATGTACGTTATCAATACACTCATTGTCGTATAACATCGATCCGATAATAGCCATTTCAGCCTGTTCGTCGTGCGGCATTACCCGTGACGCATGCGCGTCATATGCTTTATATTTTGTCTGATTTTCCATGCTTACACCATATACAGCCGTCTTCAATTAACTCAGATTGTTTTGACACTCTTTTACCGCATGATGGGCAATCGATAAACATTGTATTTTGTTGTGGGCTTGCTCGTGGTGGAAGCGGAATGTCTTGCAGATATGACTCAAATTTTGTCCCGAATAGTGTTTGGGGCCTTAAATACTCAGCCATCTTTGGGTCAAATAACCATTTCGCGACCTTATTGTCGATAACTCTAAAAAAGTCGTCCACCGTAAATCCAGCCTTTATTTTTGCCTTAATTAATGTTTGTGTTTCTTTTGATGTATATCGAAATGACTTTGATGTTTTTTCGTTAAGATAATTTATTATTTCCTGGTATGGAATTTTATCTGAAGTGTTGGCGGCTGTTTCTAACGGTTCATTAACGGTTAATTCACCGTTGCTTAACCTCGAACTCGCTTTGAGTTGGTTTTCCTTTTCCTTTTCCTTTTCCTTTTCCTTTTCCTTTTCCTTTTCCTTTGTGGCATTTATTCCAACATCTATGGCATTTATTCCAACATCTATCCCATTTATGTTGACATCTACAAGGTTTTCATATTGATCGAGGTTTGTTAAGATAAAATTCCTAACGACCCTCACTTCTTTTTTTCTTTTGGCAGCATCAAAATAACGTTTCTGTATGGCCTTAGAAGTTAAAATATTGTGTTTTTTACAAAGATCGTTATCAAAAATTCCGCGTCTTAACATTGCATTAATGCATTCATTTATGTTATTTATGCTTACATTTATCCTACGTTTAATTAAAAGCCGCAGATCATTTGAATTTGTTATAAAATATCCTTCGTTTTGATATATTAATTGCCAGAGCGTAATCATCACGGAGAGTCCGATTGCTTCTGTCTCAAGTAAATACAATTCAGTTTTGTCATCGAATTGAACATCAAGAGAAAAATAGTCTATTCCTTGTTTTGTTGTTCTACCCATATTTTATCCTCGCCTTGTCTCTTTAATAAATTTTTAATGTCTTCAAACACAAATCCATAAGCCCGCTTCAAATCCTGTACAAGTTCTGGAGTGAGTTGTCCTGTTTTTTCAAGATGTGATAACAGCCTTGCAAGTTGCCTTTTGTGGAGTCTTTCTATTTCTTTGTTCATGCCTTGTCTCTTACCTCATGTTCGTAATGTAGCACACACCGCGCCGGATATCAAACTATTTTTCGGGGATCAGCCTCAAAAAAAGTTGCTCTATAAATTCCGGAAGTATCGTATTCCGATATTCTGCCACCATCTTTTCATAAGATTCTTTTACGTCGCTGGAAAGAGCAAAGATTCCATATATGGACGCCTGCTTTTCAAATTGATAATTGTTGATAATTTTACCGTTTTGCCTTAATTCTACCGAAACATAAATATCAACTATAACTTTATGCGGTCTTCCGGCAGAAATAATACCGACAACCGGAACAAATGATACTATTCGGAAAAACATATTGGGCTCATCCTGGGTCAGATAAAATATATCGGCTTTATGAATGGTCATAATTGCCGATATGTCGGAAGCAGGGTCAATCGCTAATGTCTGTGCGAGCAGTTGTTTAATGTCCGATGTGACCGTCTGCGCAAATGGTTCTTCCGCCCGTAGTGGCTGCTGAGTAATTATTCCTAATGTCGTCTTAAAGTCAGTGATAGGCGCGCGATTTATGACAACATAAGACGCGACTTTAGGCTGCCGTGATGTGATTTTAACATCCGGGCGATATTCGGATTCGGCCAGATTCGCCCGTATCGGGGCGCACCCGGCCACGGTAAGCAGAATTAAAAAAATAACAGCATTTCTCGTTTTCATTTTGTGCCTCCTTTTTTATAAATATGCTTTCAGTTTTTCGTAGCACTCCTGCTTCCAGGCCGCCGTGTTCTTCTGGACACGGTTGCGTTCTTTCCGCAGCCGGTCAAAAAACTCTTCCGTCCGGACGCCGGTTGCCACCAAAACAGATTTGAAATCTGGATCATGGTGTGCCGACAGACCGCCCATCGTATGATGACTGGGGCATAATGCGATGCCTGCGTCCAAATTGTAACGCATGGTAACATATCGCCTTGAATACAGGTGGTGCGGGTGAAGTTGCGTGTAGTGGATGTTGCAGTCCGGGTATTCACATTTAAATCCGGCTCGTTCAATAACGGCCTTACCCCATAATTTCAGAAGTTTCGCGTCTGTCAATTTAATTGCCATTTTTCAGCCTCCTCGTTCTCTCCCCCTTGCAGTCCGCGCAAATGTCCGCCTGCTTGCTATCCATCCAAACCTTGCCGCATCACCGGCACCGACATTGGATTCTGATTTTGCGTCTTTTCATCAACATAATCCGAACCTTTCCGCTTCAATGATTTAATTTTCCCGTAAATAATTGACGGACGCGCCCACTCTCTCTGGAAATTACTGCCGATAAAATCCGGATTTCTATATCCATCATCGCGCCGCCACAACATAGCCATTGGCGCAAATCCGGCGTCTATTGTTTCGATCATTCTTTTCGTGGCTGCTTCAACCGTGTCGCCCTTATATCCGCAAAGAACATAACATCGGAGAGTATGTCTCTGTGTTGTGAAACCGGCATCAATCAGCATTTCACCGGCTTTTTGCAATGGTTTAAGATCATCCGGCGTATCGTATGCAAAAAACATCTGCTTAATACGCAAGTCCCGTAAAAATTGCGCCCACTTCCACGTCAACCTCGCGGCCTCTAATCCACCCGTAAATTCAACGGGCTTATTCTGCCACGACAGCATCGAAAAGACGTTCATTATGTGATCGTCAGAACAGGCAAGCAGGTTATCATCAAGAAGGTTGTTTCCTTCAGTAATTGGCAGTTCGCGAATTACCTGCCCCTCCCTTTTCCATGCAGAGCAAAACCAACATTTATTCGGGCAGCCCCGCGACGTTATAACATAACCTTTTTTTAAATACATTCCAGGAACAAAATCACCACCACATTCCCCCGTTGCTGGCCCGCCGATACAAACCGGCGCGACAACCCGCCATTGTTTCGCTAAATATTCCGCCCGCTGTAAATCCCAAGTAAAACAAACAGAAATATGCACTTCATCTGCCTCATCAAAAAAACCCGGCATGGTATTAATCCGGACGTTTTCATCAATAGGCGTTGCTTTTGTTTTTCTCGGAAATACACGGATGATCTTCATATCAGCACAATCCGAACCTTTCTGCCAGCCGGACTCCCCCATAAATTGCCAGAAAAACAAAAGCCCACACCGCCAGCAGGATGCCGGCGACAACGGCCAGACGGGTGAAACCGCGAAGATAGTCACGTTTGTTTAACATGGTGTCCCTCCTCAAGATGATATTTTACCGGTAACCGGTAGGCACCGGTATATTTTTTTTACATTATTGCCTAAATCCTGCCAGCGAACATAGACGAAATCATTGTCAGATTTGTTTTTGTGAACCTTATCAGGATTATTTTTTACGAAATTGTATAATTCAAGAGTTTTAATTATTCCCAGAGATAACAATTCGTTGTTTTCCCTGTTGTCGAAGTATGCCTGAAGCGTGAATGTTGGGTAAAGATATCCTCGATCAATCGCTATTTTTCGTTTTTCCAGTTCAGTTATTGTTCCTGTATGTCTTTTTTCACGAATAGTGAATGTGTTATATACCCTTTCCCATTGACACCTGGCGGCTATACCTTGCAGTCCAAAGTCGTCCTCTCTTATATAATCAACTCCACTTTTCAAATCCATCAAGATCAGCACTTCGTTATCCATTGATTCTATCGTGTGGATTTTACCAAGTATCACCTTAGGCAGATATGTATCACGGATAGACTCAATGGCCCTGGCCGAGTCTATGGCGTCTTTTTTCCAGTTATTATACACCCGCGTTTCCCCGCTATTTCTAAATTTTCACGTGAAATATCACATCCCCTTGCAATGCGATTCAACTTTGCGCCGGCTAACAAGAAACTCCCAGTGCAACAAAATGGGTCAAGAATAAGATCGCCTTCTTTTGTCGAATGTCTTATGAACCGTTCGGCTATTTCAAGCGGCTTCTGCCATTGGTGATATCGGTCGCCTTGCCGGCCATCCGGGGCGGAGATATTCTGAACTGAAAACTGTTCAAGCATGATGGGACTATCAAGCGGAGGTGCATCAGGCATTCTGTAATACAGGATTGCTTGCCAGTTCAACTTGTAATCGAATTTAGGGGTTGGCCCTAAGGTGTTTTGATATGTCCAGACTAATATCTGATTAGGCTTTTTTATGGCAAGGTAGGCCGCCAGCTCGTTTGGATAGGCGCCTATGAAGACATAGGCCCTGCCAGTTGGCTTCACCTTGCTTAAAGCCAAAGGCAGCCATTCTGGGGCAAACTTTTCAATGTCTTCGATGTCGGTTGAATATGGCGGATCAGTTAAAAGAAGGTCGCATTGATCCTGCTCGGGCAGCCAATCTTTGTAATCTCGTTGCTCAACGGTTGGTTGAAATGATGATTTTCTTGCCTGCTCTGCCTTATCCTGTTCTCTTTTTTTCTGCTTTTCTTTGTTTGATATATTTTTTATTTCTTTAAGGACATCTTTGTCTGTTGCCAGTGTATTGGATTCTCTTGCCTTAGCCTTAACCTGCTCAACAACATCCTGATTGTTCGCTATGGCCTGAAGATAGTGCGATTCTTTCTTGTCGATGGTGGGCGGTAGGGGTTTTGAGGTTCCTCCTTGAGAACTTCTAATTTGCTCCGGCCTCTTTGCTACCAGCTCCCCCAGCTTGATCTCGGCGTCAAGCAGAGTATCGGCCTCGTTCTGGGCGTTCTCAAGGACTGCCTTCTTGGTTGTTTCAGCAGCTTCAATCTTGTCGTATGCCCTGATTTGTGCTTGTCTGGCCTTTTGTTGTTCTTTGCCAATGGCAATATATTTTTCAAGTTCGTCAACCGTCGTTGGCAGTTGTGCTTTGTTAATGTTTATCAATCCCTGCATAATTTCTCCAGTTCAAAATGTTTGCTTCAGTCTTTGTAGTATGCTTCAATTCTATCCCAAAGCGTGATATGTCCGGCGTTCTTGCCGGTGATCAGCCGATATAACGGCATATATGGCCACCTCAACCGGCGGGACATTTCCATAACGCCGTGTTTTTTCGCGTCTTTTTGAAGTTTTATCAGAAGTTTCTTTCTCATAGTGGGTGTTATACTATAATATTTTTGCATTTTTGTCAATAGTGGCTTTTAAGTGAAATGTTTTTTACTTTTTTGTAAATAATGTTTGACATACCAGAAAATAGGCGTATAATACCCACGAAACATAGCAACACCCCGAAGCTCCTGGCTTCAGGCTTGAGCGCCCGGCAGGGCATAACAGGCAAAGCGCCTACTCGTTAAGCCGCAGTAAGCCGCAAAGGACGTTCCGCTCTCGAAGCTGGCAGAGGCGGAAACTTTAGGGGGTGGATTGGCCACCACAAGCGAAGAGATAAAAATAACAAGAGGAGGGTGAGATGAAGACATTATCAATGTGGGCATACTCTGGAGGTAATCGGGAAATAGGTATACACGATGTTGATCCGGAATTGTTTGAGAAACTTAGGCCGGCGTTTGACAAACTGGAAGACCCATTAGCAGGGGTAGGCCGGATCAGTTTTGATGAAGACACAAGTATTTTGATTTTCAAAAAGCAAGACAAAAAGGATGAAACTGCCGAAGAACTTGAAGCTTCCGACAGGGTGGCAAGATTGATCCGGAAAGGATGAAAGCAATGAAAAAACCGTGGAAAATGCTGAAACTGAATAACCATTTTGTTGAGCTTAACAAAATGGACGCATGGCTTGACCAGCCGGTCAGCAGGGCGGGAAAAGTATTTCTTGGGATCATGGCTGTCCTGGTGGCTGCGAGCGTCTTGACCATGATCGCAAAGTGGATTTGAAAAAATGGTGAGGAGATGAGAGTTCTGATAGGCTGTGAATTTAGTCAGATTGTAACTATGGCCTTTAGAAACAGGGGACATGAGGCATATTCTTGTGATTTACTTCCAACAGAGGGCAATCCGCAGTGGCATTTTCAGGAAGATATTTTTGAGGTATTAAAAAAAGAAAAGTTTGATCTGGGAATTTTCCATCCTCCTTGCACACATCTTGCTGTGTCCGGAGCCCGTTGGTTTGTCGAAAAGCGTGCGGATGGGAGGCAGAAACAGGGAATAGATTTCTTTATGCGCCTGGTTGAGGCGCCTATTGGAAAAATAGCGATAGAAAACCCGATAGGAATCATGAGCACTATTTACCGCCGGCCCGATCAGATTATTCAACCCTATTGGTTCGGCGATCCCTATCAAAAGGCAACATGTTTATGGCTTAAGGGGCTGCCGAAGCTGAAACCAACAAACATTGTTGAAGGAAGAGAACAAAAATGTTGGAAAGAACCGCCAAGCCCTGACAGGTGGAAAAACAGGTCGCGCACATACCAAGGAATAGCGGAAGCCATGGCGGAGCAGTGGTATTAAAAAAATACTTGACAAAAAGTGGAAAATTAAACACATGAATTATGGAAGGGTTGGGCTTATAATCCGTAATTACTGATTGCCGGTTCAATCGGTTCCCCTTCCACACCACTACCTAACCGGAGGTATCTAATGAAAAGAACCACAGCAAGAGCATGTGTTATTGCAATGCTTAAAAAGTCAGAAGGTGATCCAAAAATACTACATACTTGGGCGTCTTTTGCTAAAGCATTAGGGAAAACTTACGACAACGACAAAAACTTAGCAAATTGTCAAATAAAAAAAAGAGCGCGCAAGAGAGTAGAAAGGGAAATTCATAATTACTTTTCTGATAATGAAATAATGAAAATTCAGACAGAACAAAAACAAAAAAATATTAGTTTTTATGAATCTGTTGAATGGAGAAAAGTAAGATATAACGTTTTGAGAAAATATGGTGGCAGATGCCAATTATGCGGTAGAAGTTACAAAGAAAACGGCGTTGTAATACATGTTGACCATATTAAACCAAGGTCTAAATATCCTGAACTTGAGTTAGATGAAAATAATTTACAAATATTATGTAGTGATTGCAACCTTGGGAAATTAGCAAGAGACGAAATTGATTGGAGATAGATGCGGAGAGAACGGCCAGACTTGTGTCTAAAATTAAGAAAGGAGGCACCATGAAAGAAATGACAGAATCCGAAAAGTCAGCAGAATTTAATGCACTGATATGCGAGGCACAGGCGTTATTGATAGAATCCGATGCCATGAAAGTCACAAATACGGAAAGAAAGGCGTTGAATGAATCTCCGGCATATTGTGAAAATGACTTTATGCGATTGGCGGAAGAAATGAGAGAAATCGCAGATAAATTTAGAAAGTTGGGAGGCGTGAAATGACAAGTACCGAGGCTTTGAAAACGAAACTAAAACCAGATGAGTTTTTTCACAATATCTCGCCAACCGGGAAAAGACCAAACTGGATTATTTGCCGACATTCTGTTTGCTCATTAAAGCGTGACTCATTGCAACCAGAAACGAACATTGCAAACCAGGCAATGTGTTTTAGGTGTTACGAAAAAGGAGGAACAAAATGAACTTATATCCGCATGATTGCAGTTATCTGAACACAGAATATGGCAGACGAAAGTCGCAGGAATGCTACGACATTGAGGCGCTGGAAAAAGAAAAAGCCCTTGATGATGGCGAACAGGAAGACAATGAATATAAAAACGTGGCGGGCTGCCCGCGCAGTAGTGTTTGGCAAAGCGCCGAAGAGGCCGATGCGCACGAACCCGGATGAACGCCACGTGATAATAAAAAAAGAAAGGAGTAAAACAGAATGAAAACAACAATATACAAATGCGACAAATGTGGAGCAGAAGACACAACCAATGAAATTGATCTTGATCGCGTTGGAGTATTTGTTGGAAACTGTGAACTCAATTATTCCCACTGGGCCAGTGAACCAAAAATGCAACTCACCCGGGAATGGTGCAAAGATTGCAGATATAAATATGGCTTAATTCCTGCCGTTAAAGAATCAAAGGTAGAAGAAGTAACTCCTTTTACACTTGAGGATATGGTGAGGGAAATGATAAGCGAGGAAATTCAGGCAGCTATCAAAAGTTGAGTTTATTCCCTGCCACCGGCCAGCAGGAAATAAAGAAAAGCCGGGGTTAATAAGTTGTATGATGCGGAGGGGGTGGGCAACCACCCCTGATGCAAGCAAAGAGGAGGTCACAAGATGATTCAATCAGAAACTATCGGAAAGCTTGCAGAGGCATTAGCAAGGGCACAGGCGGTTATTGAGAACGCCAAGAAGGAATCAGATAATCCATTTTTTAAATCAAAATACGCCGATCTATCGTCAATATGGGAAGCATGTCGCAAACCGTTGACGGATAACGGTTTGAGTATAGTCCAATCACCCGTGTTTCTTACCGAGCATCCTGATATGGTCGGACTGGACACACGCCTATGTCATTCATCTGGCGAGTGGCTTGAGGGCAGAATTGTAATGAAACCGGTAAAATCTGATCCACAATCCTATGGTTCATGTTTAACGTATCTACGTCGGTATTCATTGCAATCGTTTATTTCTATTTGTGCCGAAGTTGACGACGACGGGAATGCAGCCACTGGGAAGAAGACCAATACAAAACATGATGGTGCAAAACAACCCAATGACATCCCCGACACAATCGGCCAAACTCCAGAAGAAAACTCGCCACGGGGCAACGTCGCAAGCCAAAATGCCAAATCTGTGCTTATCAGCGACAAGCAGCGCAAGCGGTTTTATACAATCGCCAAAGAGTCCGGCAAAACAGACGAGGAAATAAAGGCTTTTCTGCGCGAAATCACCGGTAGCGAGTCCACGCGCGATATCCAGAAGGGTATTTACGATTATCTCTGCGCCGAGGTGGTCAAGGCTAAAATACAAGAGCCAGCCGCCGCCGTTCCAGACCCGAAACCAACTGAAATGGCCCCCGGGCAGTGCCCAGACAACCCGGAAACGACATATACGTGGGCATTTTGCAATGCGTGTGAGAAGTTCGTAGGTTGCCCGGCGTGGGGTAAATGATGACCTACTACCAGAGAAACCGGGCCAGGCAACTTGAGCTGGCCCGGAAATATCGGGCGGCAAACAGGGTGGAGATCAACCGCAAACAGCGCGAGCGATACGCAACAAACGCCGACTACCGGCAATATCAGGCAGATTATCACGAGGAATATCGCAGGCTTTTTGGGGGGTAAGAAAATGGATAACCAGATTGCAATGCTTAAGGCGTTGATCGAAGTCATGAAAGAACAGATGCCCATCATTGAGCAACAGGCAAATGACTTAAAGTGCTGCGGGAACTGCAAACACTATACACCACGTGGAGATTGCCGATCAAAGCATGGATATAGCCCGGGCCATTACTGTGAATTTTGGTATTCAGACGGGCTAACAAGGATTGAGAGGGTATATATGAAAGGAGGAGGGAAAGAAAATGATTAATTACCATAAGATTGACCCGCCAGCCAAAATTAAAGATTGGGAAGGCCATTATGTTATGTCAACGAGAATTGTAGGAAATCAGCTCGGTAAAATGCCTGCAGGAACAGTGTTTATGATTACAATCTCTGGGATAACAAAACATCTCCAGACCTTACCATGTGCCCACTGCGGCTTTGTATTTAAAATAACATCAAAAAAAACAAAAGAGAATTTTTTATCAGATTTTTGCTTTATTGAAAAAGAGGAAATATGATAATTATTAATCTTAGTGAACAATTAAAGCAATGGAGAATAGATCGGCCTGATGAATGGAAGATGGACGAATTTATCAGGCAAGCAAAAGAACTTGAAGATATTGTCAATGATCTCAAGTGCTGCGGGAACTGCGAGAATGCTCATGTAGTTAATATAGACACATACTGCGAAATGAAGGGAGAGCAAATAAATTGTCATAAGGCTTGTCCTAAATGGTATCCAGATGGGCTAACAAAGGAGGAAAGAGAATGAAAGAAGAAATTAAATTAGTGAAAGTTGACCCGCAGCCAACGTATATCAAGGAAAGCGGGAGATGGCGCTGGCTATTGCCGGGAAAAGGCGCAGTTGTCTCGGCAAGCCGCGAGTGGTGGGAGTACGTCCCATCAGATGCTAAACCGCATCCTTTTTCCGAAGCAGTAATGTTGCATGGTGTATGGTACTGGACAAAGGAGGGCAGAAAATGAAAAACTTTAAGGTTATAATCAGAACAGATCGGAAAAATTGTCCGCTTAAATATATCCCATACTACGGGCGAAAAAAGACATCATGCACAGTAAACGATTTTGAAGTCTGCACAGAAAAAAACTGCCCGTTTAAGGAGGAAAAGAAATGATTATCGATGAAGAGAAACAAAAAGAATTGAAAGGGTATAAATATGACAAATGAGGACAAAAAATTGATTGGTGACTACATGGGATGGCGGACGAGAACTCATGTTGCACACGTTTTCAACATGCAGGAAGATTTCGTTTTTACAACTTGCGATAACGGCCTTAGGAATATTTACTTTGATCTCAACGCTGCCGGAGCATGTGTTGAGGAGATGCAGAGACGCAGAAATTGGGTTGCGTTTCATAGATTCACTGTCGATAAATACTCAAAGGATTGTTTTTTGCAGGCAGGATTTACCGCATGGCTTTACGATGCTGATAATTTTTTCACGGCTATGGCAGCCTGGTTGAAGGAGGAAAAGGGATGAATAACGAAGACAAGGAATTAATAAGGGAATATATGGGATGGGAAACAACTGTGTTAAATTGGTGGAGGGAGGACGATTCCGGAATAGTATTGGTTGATTTTGATCTCAACGATGCCGGACTATGTGCCAAGGAAATGAAAAGGCGTAGGGATTGGGCTGATTTCGTAACCCATGTTGAGGCAGACACAAGCAAGCGGTTCAATACATGGAGTCAGCTTCTTGCATGGCTTTATGATTCTGATAATTTTTTCACGGCTATGGCTAAGTGGATGAAGGAGGAAAAGAAATGAAAATACTTCACAAATCTCTTTGTGATCAGGAGGATGTATGCTCGAAGAAATGAACTGGAAAAAGTTTCTAACCGAGAATATTCTTCACGAAGTTTGGCACGAAAGCAACGGTGCATATCTTGGCCAAAAATGTATATGCGGTCGAGAGTGTAGATGGCCCAGAGAAACGCTTGATGAACATATCCATCGAAGAAATCGTGCATTTAATTATCTCAACGATATGATGGAACTTTACAGAGCGATTTATAAAGACAGGAAGTGGACAAGATTTGCTGATTTTGTCTTCAAATATTATAAAGATGTTCCGACAACAGAAATATTTGATGCATGGCTTTTCTGTCTTGGTGACGACGACTATGAAAGTAGGTGTAAACTGGCGGCAGAGTTCTATGGATGGGAGGAAGAGAAATGAACAAGCCACGCATACTACCACCAAGACCCTAAGTCTGGTGCGGGCCTGCAACGCTTTTAGTTGATATGGCTAGTCTTCACTCAAACGGTCGCCGAACCACGAGGCCATAATAACAACACAAGCATATCTTACACCGTCAACGGTGCTTTTCATTTCTGCCGAGAATGTGTAATCGTTGAAGGCCAAATACGCCATGCCTGAAAGGATAATGAAGGCCATTATGACACCGATAGGGCGAATGGAAGCACGAAGATTTATGACCCACTGAGTAGGGACTCCGCAAACGTCCCGATTGAAATACTTTGTTTTGGCCTCCAGCAGACCTGCCTGACCTTTAAGGTATTCTCCCATAACTTCCGGCTTGGTCGTCGCCAGTGCTGCCATAGTCGCTTCTGGCGTATCCTGTGACGGCTTCAAGAATTTCTTCTTAACAAAATCAAAAGCCGGTGGAATGACCAATGATACCAACGCTAATATAGCTTCAATTCCCATGATAAACCTCCTAATAAAACCAGATAGATGAGGGTAGCATATTTGCATCACAATGGATAAATGTTTTTGCCACCCCGATTCGTGAAAATCCTACCTCTATCAATGCCTTAATGATTTTAAATCTTGCCGGCCCGTTTGTGCATCGTATATCACTTGCCACTCCAAGAGTATGGTTAGTAGACGTTGAACCAACTTCTTTATTGTGTTTCAAGCACCTATATCCCGAACTTATGACAAACGGAATGCCAGCTATATCTCTTGCCTCATCAAGTTTTTTGAGAAACTCCGGTTCCATTTTATTCTCGCCACAACATTTACAATCAAATTCCCGAATATCAAAATTATTCATTTCCAAAGTCCCTCCCTAATCAACAGTTCTTTAATCTTTGTCAGTTCACTTTTGTTCTGGTTATGGCAGTTTCGCAAGGCATTTACCTCAAAGGCCAAGTTCATCCACATTTCGACTACCTTTAACCACCATTCATACGGATTCATGGCAACACCTCCTTAATTATTGTTGAACCATAATGTACCAGTGAATAAACTCCTCCTCCAAGTAACGCTATTGCTATACCATACCAAAAGAGTTTATCACGGAACTTTGTGATCGGTTGCTGGAACCATTTAAAATCTTCAAGAGCAGAAAGTTTTTTACAAATATCGTTTATTTTCTTAGTCATATCTGCAACACTATGAGTTAATCCATTTATGACAATCCTCTCAAGTTGTTCCTGCTTCGACTCAATCCTCGCGGATATTTCCGCATAAGCAATCTGCCGGTCAACAATGTCATCAAGTTTTTTGTTGATTGCCCTAAATGTTTCTTCGTGAGCATCACAAACCCAGTTGTGTCGTTGTTCCATTCTTCCAGCACCGTCCTTTTTAGATTATAGTTTCATGCTTCTCGTTGAATTAGCTTTTTGGATACTTGGCTTTTACCGCTAAGCAATCCGCAATATACTTATCAATCTGTGCCTGGTCGCCTTTAACAACTCCATCAAGGTACTCTGCCATAGGCGGATATTCAGACTTACGCTTTTCACCATAAGGCCTTGCATCAAGGTCACGCTGTCTTTGCGCTTCCATGATGATATCTAGTTCCTCATCCGTCACCCACTTGACTTCAATGTCTTCTTCTTTGTATCCGGCATTGATGGCATTTTGTTTCAACGTATTAAGGTGCGTTTCCATCAAGTCAGGACGGTCGTCTCCGCCGCTCTGCATTTCGATCAACTTCCCGTCTTTTGCTAAACATACTCTATTCATAAAATCCCCCTTATCTCAGATATAATACCATTATAGTTATAGTTCCAGCACCAGGAGACCCACCTTTAGCCCATGTAATAGTCATTCCATCAGAATCCCATGTTTTCAAGGACGCTATTTGGCCAGTATTTACATCTGGTTGAATTGCAAAACAATAGTCTGACGTCAGTACTCGTGCAGCCCCTGCCGTTTGTAGATAATTACTTTGAAAAAGCCCTTGTGCAGCCCCCGCTGCCCATCCAAATCCCCAATGGCCAGCAGCACCGTTTACCGCTCCAAAAAAAACAGCAGCAGACGGTTTAAATCCAGCTCCCGTATAAGATACATCGCCACTTGCTCCATCAAATGCGCGGGTGAACGAGACAAGCTTCATTCCATTTGCCCACTCCGTCCCATTCCCAGCAGCATTGACAAAGCACTTGTAATTAGCTGTAAGAGAACCAACCAAGGCAATCATCGTATCTGCAGCTGATTTAGTTATTAGCTTTTTATCCGCGTCAGAGAAAACTGTCTGAGACGCGGTCAAGCCTGAATCGGTAATGTTGGCAAATGTGGGTGAAGCGTCTGTGGTCAAATCTTGATTGACAAGAGAAGTATCTTCAACAGTCAGTGTCTTGCTGGTAGTGCCGCCGGAAAGAGTAAAGCCAACTGCCTCATTGACTTTGCCGACAGCAGTCAAGACAGCGGCCTTAATGGTAGCCCATGTAATCTTCTTGCTTGTTGGCGTTTCACTTGCCTTATCCACTATTTCCAGTAAGTTGGCGTCGTTTGGTGTTGTCGTAAGCTCAGGTAAATCGGTTATTTTAATATTAGCCATATTTTATCTCCTTATTTCTTTCTCCATAGCTTTCTTGTCGTTAGATATTCTGGCTGCGGTATCCGTTTTTTCACGGGCACAACCTTACTGCCTTCCGGCATACGTTTCCAGTCAACGTTTTTCGGCAGTCCTACGGTTACTTCTTTCTTTGGCCATTCAGTCTGTAAGTCTTCATCAATTTCATAATCTTCCATGATGACTTCGAGAATGTCCCTGTCCGGCTTGTCTTCCGACATAATGCAGGCGTCCTGCATGTTGAAGACATCTTCGTCAGATGGGTTGATGACGATAATTTCATGCTTGTCCGGGTCGTAACTACCAAAGGGATGGGGCACAAGCAGCGGCTTGCCGCCATTGCCGAAGCAGGGATGGTCGGGAGCCTGATACATCGCAATGGTATTTTTTGTCGTCTTGTCCCGCAGGATAAATACCCAATGGATTTCACCGGATGATGTAACATATCGTTGCTGGGCATAGCCAAAAGCACCATCCCCAATACTCTCGAAATAAGCACCCGGCGTTACATAGGACGTGTTCAGTGAGCCCACGCCCATTCCTCTAAACCTTAGATTCCCATTCAGTTCTCCCTTAACTTGCAAGGTAAACCCATATTCTCCTCCGGGAAGACTAGCTGTATAGGCGGTACCGCCAGCAGAAACCGATACACTCACATTTCCACTGCTTGTTTTCAGTTTCGCCTGTGAAACGGCACCAGAGCCAATCTTTGTTTCAGTTACGGCACCTGCGGCGATTGTCAAACTTGTCGTTCCTGTCACGTCGCCGGTATGTGCTGCATGGCTAATTGTCCTGTCCGCATTTAATTGCCCGCCACCAGATAGGCCAGTCCCTGCCGATATGCTCTTTGTTATTCCGGCGGCGTAAACGATACCATCATCTTTTAATGCCCTGAAATTCTCTCTTATGTCTGCCGACACAAGAGAACTACTGTTTGCAGGTTTTGCCCCATCGTACATTTTTCACCCTCCTAATATATTTAATATATTTTTTTCGTTTACTTGCGTTTCATCAAAATAATATAACATCCATCCATATTCAGCAAAGACTGCACTTCGCTCTTTTTTCCAAATATCTATAGTTTTTTCATGCTTCAATTTATAATATTTAGCATATACCTCCACTGCTGTTTTGTCTCCATTTATATTGATAAAATCAGGATTTTTCCTTCCTATCATAAAAGACCCATCGCCAACAAATTTATACGGAAGATTATATTTATCTATTATATCTTGAAATTTCGTTTCAAGCGATGTGGGAATTCTTCTTCGCAAAGCATTCCTTATCCATTCCTTTGTAAAATTCCTCTTTTTCCCAGTCCAATATCCTGGTTTATCTTTATGGACTTCGCTCATTTTCAAGATAGTTTCTTCCGGTAGGTGATTTTTAAGACCTTTATTCCATGGGATATGATCTTTTTTAAATCCATGAGTATTCCCTTTACCCTTCCCTTTACTATTGATACTCATCCTTTTCCGAGTGTTTTCATCGTGCTTTTTACCAAAAAATGGATTTTTATCTCCTTTAGTTTTTGCACTTATTTTTTGTCTCGTTTCCGCACTTAATATCTTACCTTTGTGGGAAAGGCTTAATTTTTGTTTGTGCTCTTCAGACAAAGGCTTACCCTTATTCCATGGAATATTCCCTTTCTTAATTTGCCCATTATTTTTTCTATCCAATATTTTACGTACCTCCTTAATTTCCTATTATTGTTATGTTTGCATATCCACCTGTATCTGCACCGGCTAAACTGTATAGCTTAATAGTTGCATTATCCTTAGATTGCGCTGTTATTACCGGCACTAAAGGCGTAGAACCCACCGGCGTCACTGTAATAGCAGGAGCCGCTTTAAAACCAGACAAATTAATTGTAGTACCGCCAGCCGCTATTGCTTTATACACTTCCATTGCATACATATTTATCACATTCCCTAAATATGTCATCGTATGCAAGATTATCCGATCGGTTGTCACCGTTGTTGAGAGTTCAATTTTAATTATAAAATACCTGATGTTTTTCAATGTTCCGCTTGCTTTATAAATATTCCCAGTAACATTCAGAATTGACGCTGTTTCCCAAACATCATCGTCTAATGTCTCATTTGTTCCCCAATTTGTTCCATCAGATGAATAAATAAATTTAATGGTTTCAGTTGTTGAAGCAGAGACTTCTTCTATCTTCGTAAATAAAAATGCCATTTGCAGGGTTTTAACACTTCCAAAATCCACAGCAGCGGATGTCCATGAGCCGGAAGAGACTGTCGGTTCGTCCCATGTTCCGATGTCCCATACAGCTCCGGCATCGTCCCACTTAATCGCAGTGGCCAATCGTATCGAAACACCATAATCAATGTGAGTATCAGCATCTATTGTGCTTTTTGTCCCTCCAGACAGATCAGAGACAGTTACATCATGCTCGTATTCATCTCCTGCGCCCAGAACCGTTTTTACGTAGGCCATTGCCTGATTCATGTCGCCGTAAAGCGTGGAGTTAAACTTATCCGCTGTAATGGTTTTCGCAAATATACGCTCTCCGTCTATATATGTTGGCGAGCCAGCCTTGCGCCAGGCTTCAACAATAGTTTTGGTGGCGGAGTCGGAAAATATTCTGTCTGTTAATTCTTCTGCCCCCGTAACAGATTCCCAGGGAACTTCCGAAGAACCAGTAATAACAATACTGCCCGACATCCTGATGCCATCAACAGGGTCAATTTTTATGTAGTTATCAGCGTCAATGTATGCCGCCCAGCCATAAATATCTGTTTCGTAGCCGGCATAGCCATTGAGGTTGCCTTCACGGATATGTGTTGTGATTGCAGTCCACGGTTCGCCCTCATGGGTGAAGATTGACAGATTCGGAGCATTGGTATCCGAGGCGGTAATGTAAATTCCGCCGTCCCCTGCCTGCCCGTAATTGATTACCGATGCTCCCTTTGTCCATGCTGGATTGCTGTCAGTTGCGTAGTTGCCGGACTTGTCCCTGCTAACCCAATAAACGGGCGCATAACTATTTTCAAGCACTTCCAGCCATTCATCGTCCGTACCTTCTTTAATTCTCAGAATATCGCCAACAGCAAAGGTATCATTACCTTCGATTATAATTTCTGCTATCCCTTCTGTAATTAGTGTATCGCCCGTTTCTGTAATTCGCGTATCGCCTGCTTCTGTAATTCTGTTAAATGCCGTCCCGCCTGCGGCAGTCATATCAGCGGCAAGCACGTCTCCGCCCTTGACCGTGACATCAGACCCCGAATGCACCGATATAGAATCGTATTCAAAGACGGATGTTCTGATGATTCCCCGTGCGGCGATATTGCCAACTTCCAGCAAATCCGATTTCAAAAGGAAGCCAGCCCCAAATGCGCCGGAGACATAGTTGGAGCTCCGAACTGCCGGTTCTCCGCTGTAATCGCCGTCCAGAACGAGATAGTCACCGGATGTCGGGCCTAAGCGCATTAGCGAATTGGTCTTATCAAGCAATATTTTAGCATTTGCCGGAGTCACATTGTCGCCGAAGAAGTCATCGCCTGCGTAGAACCCGCCGAGCCGGATAGCGCCATTTATTACAATAGACGTGTCATATGCGGCAGGCATTGCTTCTGCCAGTGCAAAAGTTGAAACGCTGCGAAGCTTGATGTAACAAGTGTCGCCGGTCTCATATATCGAGCCCAGCCCGGAAAAAACAAAAGACCCTGCCGTATTCTGGCCAACATAGTGATAGTTTATGTTATCGTTAGAAGCGTAAATATCGCAGTGCGAATATAACGATGTGGGCGGAGGCGTGAAGATAACTCGGACGGCGCAATAATTATATGCCTCACCACCGGCAACAAGTTCCGCTGTAATCCCAGTCGGATGTGCAGGGACTATTTGCGGCGTTCCCGGTATGCCCGTCCCGATTGATGTCCAAGTGGAAGGCACGCCATAAACGGATATTGATTGAGCCTGTATCTCATATTCCACGCCCTCAATGACATTCGGTATCGTGATTGTCAGATTATCCATCTCCGGCGTATATTGGAATTGTGTTTCACCGACGATCCTGTATCGCAACCGATATCCTCTGATTCTTACCGTGTTGGCAGGAGCGGATAAATACACGATGATCGATGATGTGCTGCCTCCGCCAGAAGCCGTTGAAACATCTGTCCCGGCCACCGTTGCGTCTATAGTAGGGGGATCAGGAGGTAAAGTTGTCACATCAACCGACGTTGTTGTCTGCGGGTCAAATGGAGGTATGGTGCCAGTGTCTGATGTGTATATTGCAGAGGCTACATCAACAAGAAATAGTTGAGCGGTAAAGTCACCCGCCCGCTGGATGGAATGCACCAGCAACTCGACCGTCTCACTGTTCGCCTTGCCAAACATGGCCAGATCGCCGACCTTCGGCCCTAAAGCCTCAGCAACAGGAGTTTGAAGTTGAAGTGTCGCCGTTTCTCCGACTTCAGTCACAATGGATAAAACTTGCGTAGCGCCATCAGACTTTCTGAATCTGCAAGCGTAACTTTTGCCGGTCTCCATTGCAGATAATTCATCAAGGGTAATATGTATTATATTGCCCGAAACAACATCCAGCGATTTCACCCGGCCCCAGCTCAAGCCCCAAAGCGGAATATCATGTGATACGCGGACTTTATCTCCCTTCCGGCACACAAGATGTTCAAAATCCATATAAAGCGAATACATTTCAGGCCGAAGTCTCGCTTGTGCAATATGATAGCGACCAAATTTCCAGATCAAGTCAGGTTTGGTTATGCCCGGAAATTCTATGGTTTCGAAAAGCGTGGCATTGCCGGAATTATAGCCGTCATCGTAAACTATACGTTCATCATCGTTGTAATCGTTCAGTTCATTTTTGAATTTTATCCTGAACGCGTGAGGCCGGTTATAAAGCTGCTTCTCCGCGCTAAATCCCCATGAGTTACGTGGCGTGATGTGTTGAGTAAGTATTTGATTGCCTGTGTCGGCAGTAACCGACCAGAGGCCATCCTTAATTGTGATTGCCGCCCGCGCTGTTGAGGCAATATCCTGGCATGCCTCAAACACAGAAGACGTGTAGTCCCGATACATATTGAATTTGTAGCCTTTTGTCTCGCAGAATTCATAGAATTCGCCGAGGGTGGCATCGTCAATTTGCGTGGATGTTCGCGCCCTGGCATTCGCTTTGCTCATCAAAACATGTCGAATAAGCGCAGCAGGGTTATTGGTCACCGCATAAGAGGCTTCAGTCGATCCCCATGTCCCGGCCACATCGTCCCACACCGGACAATACGACGACACAACGCCGTTAAGATTATCCAATTGTCCACTTAGTTGATCCGTAGCCTTGATTCTAAGAGCGGTTACCGCCAGAGGATGAGGAAATGTAATGGGATAAGTTGTTTCGATGTTTCTGAGATATACCCAGTATAATTCATCGAGTATTCGGTCATCGTCGGTATCGGCTGTCATGCGCGTAATACCGACTTCATATGATTTCGTATTGTTTACAGTCCATCGCCATCCATAGCGGACGGCAGAGGTTGTCAAATCGGAGAAGGTCTTCTGTTCAACGGTTGTCCACGATGGCGCCCCTACCTCCCGGTATTGCACCAGAACGATAACACTTCGGGCAGTTCTATTGCCCTGGTCATTAAACTGCACCAAGCCGCGAGCAAAGGCCACATCGACCGACAGCTCATCAACATTTGCTTTCGCCGTTCTTACGACTTGCCCACCGGTATTCGTAATTATCACGCCGATGGAGTCTTGCCGCACGGCAGATGGGAAAAGAGTCAATGGTGTATCGGTTGACCATCCTTCTTTGGTTTGCACCTCGACACCGGCATATGAAGAAAGAAGCGTGTCGCCGATCTTGATGTTCTCGATCTTCAACGGCCCATACCCCCACACAAACAACATGCGCAGGTATTCGTCCGAGCCGACTAGCTCCGTATATGAACTCGCACCCAGAGGCGGATATACTTTATGCGTTCCGAGGGCTACCGGTATAGGCCCCCATGGATTAGCCTGGTTGGAATTTGCCCCGATTGAATACGTAGGAGAATCGTTATAACTTTGCCGTGCTGCCAGTGAATTAGAATATTTGATTGGCGCAATGGCATTGACGAGTAGCGATCCGGCGGTCATGACAACAGCACCGGCGGCATATGCGCCTAGTTCACCGGCCGCAAACATTTCTCCCATATAAGGAGCTAAGGCTCCTTTTGATACTACTACCGCCGCCACAGCTACGACAATAGTCAGAATCGTCCGCAGGGGATTTTTACCACCACCACCACCACCACCATGCAGAGGAGCATAAATAAGAACATGAGCTGCAACATCTGGGACAAGTTCCCATTCTTCGCGGGGCACGGGAAGTCCATCAACCTCAACGAGATAAGCCCCAGACCACGCAGACTGATCCATTCGCTCCACAATCTGCCGAATTGTCAGCCCATGCGGAATACACGCCACTTTAGGAGCGTGAAAGGCAAATGGGCTAACTATGATTTGTCTGTTTTCCATAATGATAAAACCCTTCGACCTTATCTTTCCATTGAAGACTCTTGTATTCCTCGATTGTGGAATTAATACCTTCCATTGTGTGTAACATTCGTTTTTGATCTATCACTATCCCAGTATGATAGACCATATTACCTGTTCGGAGTAAAATCACATCGTATGTTTGTGGCTTATCAACACATTCCCATTTTTGTTTTTCTTCCCTGATCTTGCGAGTTACTTTTATTAACGAAGTTAATGAGTCGTCAACAAATATCCCTGAATAATCAGGCAATTCAACCCCCAGCTTCTCGTGATAAACAAGAACTACAAGCCGCCAGCAGTCGAGGGATTCTCTTGTGTTGCCATTTTTCCCGAACGGGATTCCGATGTAGTTTTCAGCCCAACTCATAAAAACTCTCACCCAAGTATCTTAGCGCAATCCCTACATTCTCCACGCAAGTTATTTCCAGTGGCATTACGCTTCTGAAACGCATTTAAAACCTTTTCGATCCCACATTTAATACATTTTTTAATTTTGCTCATAAGAACAGTCCTGGGAAATAAGATGGGGTCATTGAACCAGAAGGGAATGGTTCAGACTCTAATGTTTCCAACCGTAGAGTCCCCGTAATCGTCGTTGCATTGTATGTAATGTTGGTTAACTTGAACTCAGGCCAACTTGCATCTACCGTATCAAGCGCATTGTCCATAACAAGATCAATCTGACAAGTTACAGGCGTAAAAACGCTTCTTATCGTCTCCATGTATGCGCGGTGAATATTGTCGATCTCAAGTTGCATTTCACCTGGGCCTTCATCTGTTTCATCAGGTAGCTTTATGCGCACCGGTAGGAAAAAATATGTTTTCCCATTTGATATTGTGCCATAAACTTTTTCTGTGTCCGTTGTAAATTCAGTTAATTCCTGCGTTGGATCAGTGCTGATCCTGATATCGTCGGCAAGGTCAGGATGCGAAAGCGTAATTAAGGCAATAGGAACACGGCCAGTTTCCTGCGCAAAAGCGGCATCACGGAAACCCAGAGATACAGTAGTCATGATGCGCTCTCCCTCAATAATAATGTTAGCATATATCCTCTTAAGGCAATATTTCCAGTGATAAACTTACTTCATAATTTGAATCAACTTTCGTCCATGATGGAGACGCGGTAAATCTCATCTCACATGCCGCCGTATGTGCAGGTGGTTTTGTCCACGAAAAACGCAGAGAACCACCGAGCAATGTAGTGTTATAAAATGTTGCCAAAGCTGTTAATTGTGTTTCCGTCATTATCATCGTGCCTGATACTGGCTCTACTCCAGCCGTGAAACGCCGTCTAACCTTAGCTGGCCCGGCATCCATATTGGATTTGATTATCAACTCCGGAAATGATTGCCCATAACCATCAACGAGCAATGTTTGTGGTAAAGTATTATCCCATGTTGGTATGCTCATTTTTTATCTCCCCGTGAGCGGTTGCCGCCCGCCCATTTGTCTCATTGCCCTGTTCGATTGAGAGCCGAACTGCCCCAGCTTCTTGGCAACTGCCTGGTCAATATAAACGTCAATCGCTTTAGAGCCGTCTGCTGTTGTGCGTTCTTTTGTTGATACATCAGCTCCGACGTTGTTGTAAATGTTGACCTCAGTTCCCCCACCGGCTAAAGCCCTTACTCCCAAATCGCCACCTACTCTGGCAAGCGGCATTACAGCTTCCGCCCCCGCCTCACCCATCAGACCTGTCCCCCTGGCCATAGGAAACACTGTAGGTTGTGATACAATACCTCCTCTGGCAAACGGCAGAACCTCGCCATTAAGAAAAGCCCCGCCGTGTTTTGTTACAAATACTTCTGGCGGTACATTTCCTCCACCACCTACTGGTGCGCTTCCACCGCCAAAAAGTCCACTTATAAATCCGCCAGCCAAGCCGCCAATGCCCTGGGAAATACCCTTAAACAGCGGGGACATAATTTGCTCTTGAATCACCATTCGTAATAAATCATCAATCATGGAGTCAATCATATTTGAGAACGACATCTCGCCAGTCCGACAAAATTTAACTATTGCATCTGTACTGTCGCGTCCCCAGCCTTCAATTACTCTTTTCAGATCATCAAATTGATCTTTTTCTTTATCAGCCTCTTTATCCAGCAGTCTGGCTTTTTCCGCTTCATACCATTCATCAAGCTTTTCCTTATCACTGATATATGTTGCATATTCATCATAGCGCAGACTTAATTGCTCTAATTCATATGCAGTCGTTGACATCGTGGCGCGTTTATAATCATCCTGAAATTTTGCTTGTTTATCGGCATAATCTTTTTCGTATTCTTCTAGTTTTTCCCATTTGTCGGCTTCATCTTTAAGGTATATTTCTCGCCTTAACTCTTGTGCTTTCTGTTCATCTGCCTCTCTTTTTTTTCGCTCAGCGGACCCATCCTCTGATATCCCTTTTTGCGCGCCCTTAACGGCTGGGACATTTGGAGCAACTACCTGTGGCGTTGCTCTTCTCTTTTCCTCGGCGGCATAATAATCGTCAACTTGTTTCTGGAGTTTGGCTACTTCTTCTCGCGCGCTTGTAATGCCCCGCACTTTATCCAGCATCTCACCGGATATTCCGATTTTTCCCAAGAGCTTGTCAGGTAACGCCCCGGCCGGATAGTCTTTTTCCAGATCAGCTAATTTCTTTTTTGCAACATCCAAGTTCTCCGATAACCTAATAATGTCGTCGCTATTTACACCATATATCAGCGCCGCCCCTTGTTCGCTGAACCATTTTGTAAATTCAACTACTGTTGATATTTTTTCTGCCACTTTGGAAAACCCGGTTATCATTGCGTTGATGAGGACTTGGGCATTTTCTACGGTTTGTTTGTCGCTTAGAAGTTTCGTAAGTTCATTGAGGGCTGCTGTTGTCCCTTTGACGCCGCCGCCTTTCGTATCGCCTTCAAGCAAGTCTCCGAAAGCGTTTTTTAGCCCTTCCAGAGCGCCACCCAAAGTGTTTCTTGCAGCATTCGCGCTGCCGCCAAATTGCACTTCAAGCTCTTTCAGAATTACTTTTTGCGCCCCGACCATATCACCTGTCGCTACAAGCTGTTTTACTACTTCTTTTTGCGCGTCCGAAAACTGTATGCCAGACCGTGAGAGAGCAGTCATGCCAAGAACCGGGTCATTAAGAGCCTTGCCTACCTGGATGGCTGCTGTTTTTAAGTCTGTTTTCATGGCAGTCGCGACATCGAGCACCGCCATCTGCGCGCGGTTGAACTCATCCCCGCCAATATTCGTGAATGTGAGAAGAAGAGCCTGCATCGCGTTTACTGTTTCGTCGGCATAGGTTGTTGTTTTTTGTAAGTGTCCGGCGTATTCCTGAAGCTTCGCGGATAGCTCCGGCGTGTATCTGCCTGTTGATTTCAAGGTCTGCTCAAGTTGTGCAACTGCGGCCTCTTGCTCGGTTGTGGCTTTTATAATAGCGCGGAAAGCCGCGCCTATTGCCAGAGCCGAGACAAAGGTCTTCAGGCTTCCGGTCGCCTTTGTAAATCCGCCGCCAACTTTAGCCATAGCGCGTTCCATGGCAGTCGCATTTTCTTGCACTGCCTGCTTGGCCTTCCCCATGTCATTTTTGAACGCGCCCCAATTTGCGGACATGTCCGCGCGAACTGACCCAATACTAGTGGCCATTTTTCTTTCTCCCGATTAACGCTTTCTTCAATTCATTTTCCATATTTTCTCTCGCGCCAGTTGGCTTACTGGTCATATCTGCCAACTTCGGCATTTTCTTTGCCCTTGTCAATGCAGCGATTGTCCATGCCTGTGTATTGCGCCCGTCTGTCAAGGCAGTTATGGCTTTGTGCGTCAGGTAGGGAGTAAGCTCCCAGAACTCAACGGGACTTATTCCCGCCTGAACAGCCGCGCTATACGCCTGCATAACCCAACCACCAGCAGGAGGCTTTTTTTTTCCGTCTCCTTGGGGACTTCCTCGCCCCCGAAGTAAGCATGTTTAATCGCAGCGTCGACGGCCTTAATAAATGGGACCAGCGGAGGGGATTCTTCGATGATCCTCTCCGGCGTCCATTCCGGTTTATCAATTCCGATTGAAGCAACCCGCGCAAGGATTTCCTGCTTAAAAAGATTAGGCGAATCGCCAAATTCTTCCTCTATTTGCGCAAGTTGCCGCCAGGTAAACCTGATATTTACCTTTTCACCGTTAATATCTATTTTCACGCTGCTTTCACCGTTCCTCTGATCGTAATCGCGCCTGTCGCGTCGGCATCAACATCACCTGAGATGGAGTAATCAATGATATATCCTTTTTCTAGCGTGATGGCTTCGTCGTCGGAGAATGTGATCCTGAAACCAAGCGTTTCAGTGTCGGCCTTATACGCAGCGACTACAGCATCAAGACCAGTATCAGCGTTATCCCAAAGCAGGTTGAATGTCATCTGTCCGCCGTCACGAATGCCACGTTTCCACTTGCGCTCTGTGTCGGCCAACGTCGTCCGGTCACGTTCCGAGGCCGTGGGGTTTATCGAGAAGTTGGTTATGACGCCCACCTTCGCCCACGCTGCCGGGGTCATCGTCGCCTGGTCAGTGTTGTCATCAATGGTCAACGCGCTTGCATCGAGTTCGATAGCGAACGTGTCATCCGTAGCATATTTCACGACATACGTATTATCGTTAATATCCTCGGCATCGGTGCCCGCAAAGCTCGCGGCTGTTACCAAATCACCATTGACCAGCCCATGCCCCGTAGCTGTTAAAATCATGGGATTCGTTAAAGTGATACCGGTTATTGTTACCGCCGATCCCGTTGATCCCGTTCCAATTTCCAATTTTGTTCCTTGCCCATCAAGTATTGCCATTTTTTAGTCCTCCTTTTTTATTCGGTGTATCGCACCGAGTAATCTTGTATTATACGGTGAACTCCCACCGCGTCTTCATATCCGTCAATTTCTGCCTGCGATAGGCAGGAGAAAGTAACGCCGTCTTGTGTGTGTTCTTTACCATCCAGTGCCACCCTGATAAGGTTTGCCAGACTCTTTGCCGCATCATACGTTTCTGCCCATGATTCCACCTGGGCTCGAAATCTCACGGCCCCTGACGGCCCGCCGAGATGATGAACACGACTGCCTGTCACCCGCTGTAGAACGATAAGCGGATAGGTTGGATTCTGAGGGATGTAATTGAAATAAGCCCGAGTTGTAACGTTCTTCACGCCATTGTCTTCAATTATCGTTTTCCTCAATGCGCTCTCTACGATCACCGCAATAACCCCCGCTGTTGGCCAGCCGTTAACGTGCCTTTAGCAGCTTTAGCCGCTAAATTTTTTGCAGCTTTCTCAAGTTCTATCTTCATCTCTGCTGCAAATATTTTCATAATTCCCGTTTTCGTTTCTTCCCAAGCCTGCCGGAGGTAAGGTCTTGCCTGGACCCTGCCCGTGCTCTGGACGACTCTGAATTCATCCCCTATCGGAGCAACTCCCGGCTTTTTATGCTGCCGTTCAGCAGTCCCGAATTCCAGCAGATGAGCGTGGGGCGCGTTGCTCCCTACATACATGACGGCCTCATCTCGCCCGACTCTTAGTCCATCCTTTTTCTGGCTGCGCTTCAACGCCGATGTGACTTGCACGCTATCCCTGAGATGAGGCGACTTCTCGAACCCCTTGTTTTTTGGCGCATAGGGCAATGCGGATTTATACAATTCAGCCGTCGGCTTTAGGGCTTTCTTCATGGCTTTCCTGATTACGCTTTTTTTCATGGACTTAGTTGGCAATTCTTCAAGGTTTTTCATCAATTCTTTCATGCCGATAAGCTCAAATTTAAATTCACCACGTGAAACACTCATTTTTCACCTCGTGCCGATACGATCAATTCCAATCCCTCACGTCTGCCAAGTTCAAGTACTGCCTGGATGTCATATTTTTTACTATCCGCATCAATCAGAATACATTCAGGATCAACATCGTCACGGTATCGAATCCGGTATTTGCATGACACCCCCGCAATGGTTTGCATCGCCTGCCAGCGTTCATCGCCCCTCAGTTCCAGCCGTTCAGCCCAGACTGTTGCCGGCAAAGTAACTGGCTTCACTTTATTTGCCGCATTCAGCACCGTTTCTGCCGTCGCCGTAAATGTGTCATAAATCGCACATCCTTCATAAAAATGATCCTTCTCCATTGCCGTTATCTGGTAGAGAACTCCGGTTGTCAGTTTACCCGTTGCAAGTTCAGTCCCCACTTTAACAAGGTCAATCCATGTAATAATCTCTTCGCCGAAGTCATCGGTTGTTATGACTTTTTCTTTGAGCACAATTACGCGATCCATTCTACCCGCTCGCATTAGTCGAACCTCGAATGAATGACATAACTTGCCAGCAGCGCATCCACAGCCCCCTGTATTTTCCCCACAGAGACGCCCGTAACAATTTCCCCCCTGTTCTCATAGAGGTCGGATATTTTAAGCAGTATCGCCGCCTTGATCGGAGCCGGAACGTCATCGCCACCATCACCATATCCGCAAACAAATTCAATTTTGATGGGTTTGTCACTGTAGAGCATCCCAGAAGGCCATGCTTCATTTGGCTGCAAGATTACCCGTCCAGGTTCGCTTACGATGTCCGTGTCCACAGTGGAGAGCGTATTGTCGTATCCGGTATCGTCTTTGAGCCGATAGGTCACTGTTGCAGATTGTAACGGCGGATATGGCAGTCGGATGAAATTACAGCCCGGCCATTGGTCGAGATAGAATGCTTTTGTCTGCGTAATAAATGCCCGCCCCGTTTCCTGCTCAGCCTGTATCCGCGCGGTTGCTATAAGATCGGCCAGCTTATCGTCTTCGGTCGTATAAGCATCCGCCTCTGCCGTCGTCGTTACAAGCCGCAGGTGCTTCTTGACTTCGGTCTTTGAGACCGGTTCAGATGTCGGAGCTGTCTTTAACTGTATGCGCATGGCCCCTCCTTTTCCAATTTATGGGGAGCATATTGTTTTAAGTATTCAACACAAAAATCAACCATATCGGAAACTTTTGTCCCAGGAGGGTGTTTTCCACCCCAGAGTTCAAGATTTTCTATACGGTTATCGTCTCTTATCCCATTTTTATGATGCACGGTTTCCCCGGGAATTATTGCCCTACCGAGATATTTTGACATTACCATAACGTGTTCTGAAACCTTCCCGTATTTATTAGCATTGGGGTGCGTCCTATCCAAAATTATTATATACCCCTCCTTATATGTGCGTCCATTTTTATAAGATGGATGGGCTATACCACTTCTCATTCTCGCTGAATCTGATTTTAGACATCCGCAACTCTTAGAAGAACCATTCTTCAACGCTGAAGTTATGACATATCCTTCATTGCCACATGCACAATGACACAGCCAAAGAGTACTTCCCCTTTTATTCTTTCCAGCTCTTTTAATAATGGTCCATCTTCCGAATATTTGCCCGCTTAAATTCCCTCCTCGTGGCCTACTTTTTATACCAAAACTCTTCATTTTATAGTATATTGTCTGCGGGGTGACATCAAAATGCCTACTTATTTCCACGTTGCTCATTTTTTGAGTTAGATACATGTCAGAAAGAATTTCTTTCGTTATACCTGCCCCTTTTTGCCACTGGTTTTTAATTGTTCTCATTTATGTTGGCTGCACCGTAGTCGTGATTATCATGATACACCTCACGCATTAAGATAATATCCGCCAGCCACAAGAGGCCGCCAAAGCACCGTTACATCTGCCACTTTGCCTTCGCCAGCCGCGCCACCACCGATAGTTAATTGTATCTTCTTTGTTGCTACCGTTACAGAAGGCCCGCGATAGACGTGATAGAAGTTGCCCGTGAGCTTAGCTTTCACGCCAGCCGCTTCCAATAGAATAGCAATCGGAGTGCCATCATTGGTGGCGACAGAAATTCCGGTAAAAGTTTCTGCGGCCGATAAATTATCGGGCACGTGGATAATCACCGCATCAATAAATAAGTTCTGCGCCGTGGCGGTCATCACGTCGTAAGCCGCCGCATTTTGATTAAGAGAGATTTGCTTGTAATTGACAGTAGTTCCAGGCATGTAGGACTTAGGTATCCATCCATATCCGTTGAAGATAAACATGAAGCCGGTATTTGCTTCAAAATAAGTCGCTCCAATCGGAATACTTGCTGTCGGTTTGGTGTCGGTGGAAAGGCCGATCCACCTGTTTGATAAGTTGCCTATTCTTTGATTCATCTCCTGTGCCTCCTTTCACTTTTTTGGGGAGGGTGGGCGACCCCGGAGAGAGAAGGCCGCCCACTGATGTTATTAAGTTGTCGGTATAGCAAGAACGGTTATGGAGCATCCACCCGTAGCATCACCTACCGCCGCTGTGGTTGTAACAATTATTTTTTTGGTTGCCGTGTTCGTAAATGCAAAGGCAAGCACTGTTCCTGCGGCTTCGTCAGTAAGAACAGTTCCCGCCATACACTTTTCGATTGCGCCATCTTCGCCGATTTTGACGGTCGGCAAGGTCCCTGTCCCGATATCATATGTTTCGTCAACAACCACCAAGACCAAACACGCGCGGGCTTTGTCCGCATTAGCGGCAATAATCGTTGTCGTTGCTGCACTGGTTTTTGTTACTGACACAGACCCGCCAAGTCCCGCAGTTAATAGGGCTGCTACTCCGGCGCCATTTGCCAACATTGCCGATGTAATCGCGCCATTGGGAATTCCAACAGACGCACCTGTTTCAACGGAAAGCTTACTCCCTGACGGGAATGAAAGTTCTCTGTTCGTTCCGTCGAATGTCATAATTTCATTCATCGAAGAATCGTAAAATACAAGATTCCCATCAACCCACTTACTTTTTACATTTGTCGTGCTCACGATAACAACCTCCATCCGTGCCGGAGCTTAAGGGAGCGGTTCCCCCTATGGTTATGGGGACGGCTGTTACACCGCCCCCGTGGTTAGGTTACGCCAACGCAGTTGCCGAACAATTCCCTGTATAACGCGGCTCCAGAATCGCCGTTACTGTTACATGGCCAGTTGCCGTTCCGGGATCTGTAAAGGATATAGTCAGCCATTCCTCTGAATTAGCAACATCCATCGCATCAGCATCAATCTCGACAATCAGCATGTAATTGTCGTATGTTCCATGTGTGAGCGTAAGTGCCGCACTGGTTGAATCGGTTCCCAACACATCACAATCAGCCGTCCCCTGCGCTGCACTTCCGAACGCATAATGGAACGTAAGCGCTGATGTTTTAGCGCCATCAGTTGCGCCAGAGTAAAGATACAGAACGGGACTTGCCGTTCCAATATCATGTAAATTCACAATAAACGTCGCGCGATGATAATTTTTCATGTTGATTGAATCACCATCGAGTGCGGTACCTGTATCCATGTCGTCATAATTAAGTACCGGAACAATTTTCTTTTCCTCAGCTAATTTCATAATTTTCCTCCTTCTTTATCGTGCGCCGATTACGACGAACGGGCTAACGGTTGCTGATCCCTTGTAGGGCGTAATTGCGCTCGACAGTGTCGGCTGGCCGTCAAAATAATAAATGAATCTGAATGTATCCTGGTCATAAATAAAGTTGACGTGGATACTCATCGCCTCGTTGATATCACCCTTGTTAGCGGTGATATACTTGCTGAAATCGGCAAGAATAATATCTCCGGCATCACCAAGAGCCGCCGCCTGTTCGATGGTGAAGCAGGGGAAACCGTTCAGGGACGCCTGCATTACACCTTGATAGAACTGTTGCTGATACATCGGCACTAACTGCCCACCGGTACCGACCGCGATTGACAGAGCGCCAAGCTGAGGTTTCGTCTCGCGATTCACCAGGTAGCATACACCCGGGTTCTCGTTAAGCAGTCTGGATTCCATTTTAAGAATATTATCTGCAACAATTGTGTCTGCGGTCTGATTGGTTTCCTTCGTCACCGTAACAAGGCATCCCGCATTGAGAATACCAAGAGGTTCACCCGCTCCGGTTCCGTTGATGACGAGGTCTTGTGCTTTGAAGGCGAACTCCTCGCCGAACAGTTGCCGCATTTCCTGACCGAGGAAGGTTACATTGCGCACCATTTCACCGGACGCGTAATACAGACCAGTCAGTTTCTTCGGCTCGATGCGGATTTTTCTGAACTTCGTTTTGGATGCCGTCATAGCTTCCAGTTCAGTAGTTGTATATACTCGCACACCTCCGCCACGTGATCCGGTAGCACGGCTGGTCTCATCGAGATACGTGACCTCGACATACTGCGTGCCAGCTCCCAGCGTCCGCGATTGCGTCCGGGGAAGCACGACGCTGTTGTTGAATCCGTTGGTCATCAGATCAATGGCTGTTTCGCCCTGCAAGAAGTATCCGCCGTCAGACGGGGTGCCGATGGTAAAGCCTCCTGTCGCTGCGGCACGTCCTTCTTTTTTGGCCTGCTCCGCCATCTTAGTGGCGTTGCGTTTCTCGGTCTGCTCCAGCCGTGAGCGAGCCTCTGAAACCTCCTTACTCCCTACCTGTCCGCCGGGAAGGCAGAGCGCGCGAATGTCGAGGAGCTGTTGCCCAAGTTGCGATGCCGGAGACCCTCGGTAGATCGGCTGATCAGGAATCTCTATCGGAATCCCACGCGTCTGCGCACCACCGTCGTCGCTCCCGTCATCGACAAACAATTTCTTTCTCAGTTCTTCCTCTGCTTCGACCGATCTCATTTCCGCGTCAGCGGCTTCGATTTCAGCCTTAAGTGTATTCCGCTCTTCAATCTCTTCGGCGGTCATTGCCCGCTTTTCGGACTCCGCTTTCTTTCTGATATCTTCCATTTTTTTGAAAGCATCATTCATGATTTTTTGCCATTTGTTCATTTGTTACCTCCTTCTGCAATTTTGTTGATCTTTCGATATAATTCATCCTCTTCTGCTATGGCTTCGAAGTCCATCAGGAGTTCATCGCCTTCATCGCCGCCCATCAGGGAAGCGTTAAACTCGTCAAGTGACCGTAAAGCCACGGTAGTATCTTGGTAGGCAGGAAATGTCACCGCACTGACATCGTACAATTTCACCTCTTCCAGCGTTCTAACCTCGTCTTCATCTTTCATCTCCCATCTGTCGGAGACAGTCCTGAACCCGAATGACATTTTATCAATATCGCCCCTTTCGATGGACACCATCAGATCACGCGCCCATTGCGCATCCGGGGGGAGTATATCAATTTTCAGGCCGTGTGCATCTTCCGAGAGCGAGAGTGTGCCTGATTTGTTGCGGCCAAGAACATAATCGTCGTTGTGATTCCATAATGCACGGATATCATCACTCCCGATTGTTTTTTTGAACGCGCCAGTATCAATTTTCTCCCGAAAACCACCGAGGTCTTCAGACAATGAATTGAATACCGCCGCGTATCCGGCAATGTGTCTCAAGCCCTTTTCATCGGTGATCGCCCGCAACTCAGTTACGGGAAAGTTACGACGTTCTATGTCGTTTTTTAGTTTTTCTTTCATTTTTCTTCCCCTTTTCCTTTTTTTTGAGCTTTCTTGTGTCATATTTCGATAGAACTGCCCGTTCATATTGATTATTCATGGCGTTTTTCTCCAGTTTTCTCCCATAAAAATTCAATCAATCCGCCAGCCAATTCCCCGAGAGTGCCCCCCTCACGGCTCCCATCTGCGAATTTAGAGGCAAAATCACTCCCAAAAGAACGTGTAAATTGCTCAATTTCGGGCTTATAATCGTCATATTTGAGGCCATTCAGTTCCGATTCCATGCCAATTACAGCCTCTGCAAAGCTAAAAAACACCGGATTTGCATGTTTTTCGACGTATTCAGGAAATTCCCGGTAAAATTCATCAATATCACCGTCAGTTTTTTTCAGCCAGCTCACTCGCTGTTCTTCTTGCTTAATGATCTTATCAATCGCTCCGTCAAGTAGCCTCTGGTATGCGGACATAAGCCGTTCTTGATATTTCATCCGGTTTTGCTCGACTGCCGGCGGTTCCGGTTCGCTCCTGCCGGCCTGATCCAAGGGAATCATGTTCAGAGGTACAAATCGTTTATCGCCTTCCGGCCCGATAGGATTCCAGTTCTCCATTTCAGCAATCTGGTTCGGCGTTATACCGCCTACCTGGAATAGTTCACGGTAGAACGATGCCCGCGCCGCCGAATCACCCCGTAAAAGACCGCCTATCGCATGTTCGAAATATAAATCAGCCCTGTATTGTTCAGGGATCAGCGACGTATTGAACGATTGTTCTAGTCGCACTAGCCACGAGCGCAAAGTCTTTACGACATAATCAATATTGAATTGCTCTGCACTGGCATATGTAGAGGCTTTGTCGTATTCGCCATACATCTGCGGAGGTAAACGATATATCCGGGAGCCGATGTCTATGTTCTGATATGATCGGCTTTCAAGCCATTGTGCTTCGTCATTCGGTATCCCGATTTTTTCAACTTTCATCGCCTCTTGAAGGAGCATTAAACGATGAGACTTCCCGAGTCCTGAGTGCGCTTCGGCTAACGAAGCCTTTAGATTCTGGTGCCCTTCAGGCGATAACTTTCCGGGATGTGATATTATCACCCCTGGATGCGTTCCCTGTCCAAAATAAAGTTCGCCAAATTCTTCAAGTGCCTTGCCAAGGCCGATTGCTTCGCGATGATACGCGATAGGGGAATAGCCTTTGATGCCGTCAAATGAGAGACCAGGAGTATGCAGAACTTTCTCTTTCGACAGAATTACATCAGGCTTCCCTGTCCCGGCCATGCTGATGTGATATGTTATCTGGTTTTGTTGATCCCGCTTCGGCGTCACACGATTAGGTGGTATCGGCCATAGTTGCTCAACAAAAGCGCGTGAGACGCTTCCGCGGCCATACACTTTTTCGGCATAGGCGTTCCCCCATGAAAGCAGATGCGACATGTACGCCTCTCTGAATGACATAGCGGTCATTTCAGGATTTGGCTGGTCATGTAAAAGAGCATATAAGCTGTTATCTGTGGCCCGCTCACGCCCGCCACCGCTAATACGCCGGTATAGATGCAGGGGGAGCGAGGCAGAATCTTCGGAAAGCACCTTGATGCAGCACCAGATTATGGCAAGCTGTAACGCGCTGGTCTCAGAGATTTGTGTGCCTGTTTTTGTCTGTAATCCGCCGCCGCCGCCATAGAAGAAACCTCCGGGAGCATACCAACTATCATCCATCGGCCCGAGTGCCATTCGTCTTTCCATGCCGCTAATGATCCCCATGTTGGCCCTCTTTCTGTCCCCGTGTTAACCAACCCAAGCCAAGCAACACAAGCAATGCCCCGCACACCATGAAGGCCAGCCATTGCCCCCAGCGTAAATACAGCCCATAGCCGAGCATTACTAGCCCGCCGAAAACAAAAACGTCTCTGATGTCACAGGCACTCCATAGGCCCTTGACCAGAGACGCAATAAAGACTCCTGCTCGCATGATGATCTTCATGGATGGCATCATAACAGATTGTGTTGATTTTTTTTGCGCAGGACTGCGCTCAATGCAGTGTATTTTCAATCGACTGTCCGGGATATCTGTTCTACTACTTCGCGCCTGATACGCAGAATACGAGATGGCCCGATTCTTTCAGCCTCAACTTTCCCTTCCGCAATCCAAGAATAGAGCGTGCGGATGCTGATCCGATAGTAGGATGCTACCTCTTTCGGGGTAAGATATCGCTTATTCGGTAGTTCGAGCATATTCCGCGCCTATAACTAGAAAGCCATGCCGGCTAGAATTTGATCTTTCGTCATGTCTTCGAATTGTGATCGTTCATCATGATGAGATAACGCCCGGCCCACCCCCATAATCACGCAAACGCCGCCGTCGATCTTATTCTCGTTGCGTTCCTTCGTCGGATAATAATATTTCACCGGCCCCGTATTCCGTCCCTGCCGCTTAACGATGTTCCCCATCATCCACGTCAGCACGGGATCGCCATTGTGCCAGAGCTTGCAGTCGTAAATAAGGGCCTCAACCTCTTTCATTGGCTCAGACATGAGCGCCGGGCCCTGCGTAATTTCAATGCACTTCTCCGGCCCAAGCCATTCCATTACGTTGTTGATCAGATAAGTGCTTTCGCGGGGATCATAGGCAAGTTCGCAGATGGGATGATCGCTATTAATAGCCTTCAGGTCGTCCTCAATATATTTGAAATCCGTTCTGGCACCGGGGGTCTGTATTATGAAACCTTGCTTCACCCACTTGTCGTAATGCTCGTTGCCGGCAAGCTGCACAGTCTCTTCCGGCAGGTAATGTTTTGCAAAAGCAGCATATCCGTCGTTGTGCTCAAATACCAGCACAAGGGAGGAAATGTCTATCTTCGAAGCTAGGTCGAAGGCGGCATAGCATGGCTGCCCAATGAAGTCTTCAAGTTTCAGTGTCGTATCCTTGCAGGCTTCCCACTTGACCATGTTCATCCAGGCTACACCGGCGTTCATCCAGGAATTAAGATGTTTGCATTGATTTATATTTTGCTTTGCTGTGTTTATAAGACATTCTTTATATTTTTGCTCAAGATAATCTGACTCTATCGACACACCAAGCCCCGGATTGGCGAGTTTCCAAACATCATAATCCCGATAATCCATATCCTGATCAATGGTATAAATAATGGCAAAGAAGGAATCATCCTCAATTATTCCCTCTAACACCTTAATAGCATTCAGATGCATATCATAACACGGGGTTGATGTGTCTATTCCGGCTGTTGTTATTACATACAATAATGGCTGTTCCCTTGATCCCATTCCGGTGCTCATTGTATCAAATTGTTCGCTGGTTTTATGTTCGTGATATTCATCAATAATGGCGCAATGAGGACTTGTTCCGTCTCCGGGTTTTCCTATCATCAGTTCAAACCGGGACATATCTGCTAATCGATATATACTCGTAGGATTCTTTGGTGTTCCGGAAAGAGATATTCCAAATTTTTCACAAAACGCTGGGCTATTTTTTGCCATAAGCCATGCCGGACGGAAAACTTCAAGGGCCTGTTTTTCAGAAGTAGCTCCGGAATATACTTCCGCCCCAGGTTCCCTATCTAATGCCAACATATATAATCCTGTAGTGGCCAAGCGAGTTGATTTGCCATTTTTTCGTGGTCGCTCATCATAAACAATATTAAACCGTCTTTTATGATTCTTTCTTTTAATCCATCCGAATACTGCACTCTCGACAAAAACCTGATCTGGTTCAAGTATGATTTTTTTCCCGATCCATTTTCCTTTAATGTGTGGCAATAGTTCTGTAAATCCGCACCGCCTGTTTGCTGGTTTATATTCATTTCCATCTCTATCAATTAAAGTTGGATTAAATTCATACGGATATGATGGGTCTTTGGATTTTTCCAAATCATCAAGATGTCTTTTACATGCCAATTTCACATACTGGCATACAGGGATTTTCCCGGAGATAATGTCCTTACAATACTCATTTGCAATTTTTTCATAATCTTTCTGCATAGACTTTCTTGCCTTTGATCTTATTTTCGCGACTCCATAGTGGCTGTAAGTTATTTAACGCCCAACATTTCTTAATATTATCTTCACAATCAAAATCAAAGCTCGCAACTGGTATTATGTGGTCAACCTCCCAACCACCCTTTCCGTAATTCTCCCAAAGCATCCCTGGCTTAAAGAGATTTTCAAGGTGTAGTTTAAGTTTTTCTATATTATACCCAACTAAGTTTTCCCAATGCCTGCCCATCTTTCTGCCTTTAAGAGATTGATACATCATCATTCCCATATTTCTTTTTAATTTGCCAGAAGGAGTTGCTCTTAATCGTGCGCCAGTTATTCTGGTATTCATTCTAACTTTTTCTGGGTTTCGCATATACCATCTTTTTTTAATTGCTTTTACTTTATCGGGATTATTTTTCCGCCACCTTTCAGTATTTTCTTTTTGTCTCTCCGGGTTATTTTCTCTCCATGCTTTTGATCCAGCAAGATGCTTTTCTTTATTTTTAATCTTCCATTGTCTGCTTAGGTATGACATTCTTTCCTTATTGGCAAAACGATAGATTTTGTTATATTCTTTAAGACAATCTCTACATGATGATTCAAGCCCGTCTTTGTGCCCTTTATTTTTTTTAAATTCACTATGTGGCCTTGCATTTCCGCATTTTGAGCAATATTTAACGGCTGGTATTTTACCAGAGGTTACGTCAATGCAGTATTGAAGGGCTGTTTTTGGATAATCAGACATGCCAGCTAGAATCCCTCAAATTCGTTTGGCTTCGACTTTTGCTTCGGCGTAAATGATCCTGCCATCTTGTCTGTTCGAAGCTTCAGATCAGCTTTTAGGTTCCGGATCGTAGCTGCGTAATTCCGGGCAATTTTGGAGTAGGTGCTCTCCACGAGGTCAACCACTTCGCCGTGATAATTCTTTTTTTCCTGCACCATAGACCCCACAGTATTGGCCATAAGTTCAAGCATTGAGTCAAGGGTAGCCTCGAATTTGCAAAGCCGTGTAAGGTCGCTGACATTAAGCTCCGTCAGCATCCCGGCATCAATCATCGGCTTTGCATACCGATGCCAGTACCGTTTTTCGGCATTGCCCATGCCAGCCGGTGCCCGCGCGGACGTGATAACCTGAACATCGGTTTCCGCAGGCAGTTTACGCTTTCCGGGGTTACCCGCCGCTATCTTTTCTGCCGATGATTTTCGATTCGCTCCCATTTTTTACAC